GTCCATGTTCCGCGAGTGCTTCTTCATGAGGTAATGCCTTATGCATCCCGAACTGATTTGGTTCCCATAGATGGAACCTACAAAGTCTACCGAGTAAAGTTCTTATCTGTCCTCTTTCCTGTGCTCTGTTAGATGCTTTACTCATTAACTGTTTAACGAATGGTACTTTATTATGATACTGAAAAAATAATTCCTCTGCTTTTTCTTTTGATACACCAAGTTCAGCTTGAAGTTTTCCTTTTCCCATCCCATAGAACAATCCTAAGTTAATTGTTTTAGCTTGTAGTCGTGGAATGTTTGCCATGTCAGCTACAGTTTGATGGAAGTCTGATTTATTATCTTCTTTATAGGACTCAACTACTTCATAAACAGATGGAAGTTTATAAAGAGATGCATAATGTACAACGAGTCTTGGTTCCTGCTGATTATAATCAAAACAACCCCACTTACATCCTTCCTCTGGTATAAATAAACTTCTGATCTTGGGTCCTAAGTCTTTATTTCTTGCAGGGATTTGCTGAAGGTTTGGGTTCTGGTACGAGAATCTTCCTGTTATAGTTCCTCCATTATCGGATCTTAATTGGTTTATCTCTGCGTGTATTCTACCTTTGTGTTCGTGTCTCAGTATTGAATCTATAAATGTTGTATGGGCTTTATTAATTTCTCTAGCCTTCGCAATCATTCTAACTACAGGATGTTCATGTTTTTGTAGAAAATTTTTGGTAAAACTAGGTGCAGAAGTTTTTTCAGTTCTATCATAAGGAATCTTGAGCATATCAAAAACATTTGCTATACTTCTAGCCGCCCAAATTTGAGGTCTTATATTTGTTTCCAATTCTATCTTAGTTAATAATTCATTTTCTTCTTTAATAAAATCTTTTTTCATTTGATGAGCTCTTTCTGCATCTACTCTTACTCCTTTAAATCTCATATCAACGAGACATGGGAATAGTTCTGTTTCTAAATCAAAAATATCTTCTAGGTCTTGATTAATAATTTCTTTCTTCATCTCTTGCCATAACTCTAATGTGAGTTGAGCATCTCTTTCGGCGTATGCACCAACGTGCATCGCAGGAAGTTTATACATTTCAGCTTTAGGATCGATGCCCCAATCTTTCGCTGCTTCATTCAATGCGGATTCATTTTTACCATAGCCTAGGTAATGCCACGCTAAACTATTAAGACTATAACGAAATCTGTTCTCATCGGTAACAGCAGCAGCTATCATTGTACAGACAATGTCGCCATTTATTTTTAATCCTAATCTTCTTAACCAGCATACATCGTAGATTGCATTGTGAAAAATTTTTGTGGAAGGAGATTCTAAAATATCTTTCAACCATTCTAATACTTTTTGCCTGTCCATGTTTCCACCTCCTTCATGGGCAATAGGAAAGTATCCTTTGTAATGAGTGGTTGCTACTGAAATTCCTACAACATCTCCATCACCAATAACAGAACCTGATCCCCGGTTTTTTAAACCCGGGTCTTTTGTTTCCAAGTCAATTGCAATTTCTTCAACCTGTCTTAGGTCAGGGAATTCAGTTGGCTTTACCCACTCAGTCTGTGCTTCAAACTTAGGTATCTTCATAGTCTCTCTCTATTATCATTTCTATATAGTGTATGGCTTTTTTCAAATCTTCTTCCTTTCCTTTGTATTTATGACGACAAATATATTTAATAGCACTCCCTTCTGCAAAAGGCAAATTGTTGGCGTTGATAAATTGTGATGGTTGAATTTTAAAATTGGAGTAATGATTTCCTCCCACTTGTTTATCATATGAATTTGACTCTCCTAAACTTGAAGGTGGTATGTATTTTGCTTGGTTTCTTTTTTTACTGTATACTTTGGATTTCATATCCAAGTCTCTCCTCCTTTGCCGCCATGATGTATAAATTTTGTTTAGTTCTTGTGACGCCGACATACCATACTCGATGTTCCTCATCAGCCTTCTCAGGACTCTTTTCAATTCCTTCTCTTATTTTATCTGTATTATCCAACATTAATAATACATTATCTGCTTCACCTCCTTTAGCTGAATGGATTGTTGAAAGTTTTACGCGTGCATCCTGAGAAAGTTTTTCTTTATTGCTTAACATTTGCCGAATGTATAAAGTCTGTTCGGGGTCAGCATTAAAAGTTTCATACCAAGTATCCGTGTAATCAATTCCAAAATCCATACAGTCATAGGTCTTATCTTCATCAGAAGTAAAATCGTGTCCTGTATAATCAAAAATATCTTTTATTTCAGCCGGTGTTAATGGATTACCATCAGTCCATCTTGTAAAATTTTGAATGGCTTTATAAAGTTTTGCACTAAAACTTTTTCTTTCTTTGTATTCAAAATAAATTCCTCTTTCTATTAAATGTGGTTTTAATTTTATTAATCTGTAATTAGTTCTTGCAAGTATTAACCAATTCCCTTTCGTTAAATCAACTTCGTCTATACTATATACTTCTTGGCAGTGTCCTTCGCTGTCCCTTGGTTCCCATTCCTTTGGAATCCTAGTTAAAATTTGTGATATAATAGAGTCTGCTACTTGTTGAACTTTGACTGGAACTCGATATGATTTAGGTAATACTTTTTCTTTTGCTGGTTCATCCTGGAATCTTTTAACATCGGCTCCTGCCCATCCATAAATTGCCTGATCATCGTCTCCTGCAAGGATAACTATTTTAGAATTTTTCTTTAATAAATCGTACATTTTCCATTGAATTGGTGAAAGATCTTGGGCTTCATCAATAAAGACTACATCAAAAGTTGGGCATAAATTTGACGAAATAAATTCTTCGATCATATCTGTGTAGTCTTTGAGTTTAAAAGAGTCCTTATAATTTTTTAATTCTTCCTCTATAATTTTTAAAAAATTATAATCTAAATCGTCTGAATATAAGTCGGTGTCGTATTCTTCCTTAAGCGTACGGTTCTTGATTCTAGCTATATTGATAAGGTTAAAGTATTCACTGTCTGAATCAATGTATCCTGTTTCTTCTGTCCCTCCTTTATAAACGGTGACTTCTATGCCCACCGCTTTGCCCACTTCTTCGTAGTTTTCAGGTTGCATGACACTATCTTTTTTCATTCCTAGTCTTTGAAAGGCTAATGAATGTAAAGTTTGAAAACGTTTTAATTCTCTATATCCATATTGAGAATATAATTTTAACATTCTTTCCTTTGCTTCATTGGCGGCTTTTCTAGTAAAAGCAAAATATCCTATTTTATCTAACGGAGTTCCTAGTTTTAAAAAGGTTTGTACATACTTTAAAAGTCTAGTGGTTTTACCCGTTCCAGGTGGACCTAATATTTTTCTGATCATATGTTTGCTCTATACATTTTTTGTTGACGTTGTATGGATTCTTTATTGTTTAAATACCATTGTCCTTTTACTTTTTTTATATGTTCTTTCTTTTTTTGATTTCTTTCCCTTATTCGTTCTCTGTTTAAAATATTATATTCTGTATAATATTTTTTGTATCTTTTATAATTTTCCTTATTTTTTAATTTACATTCTGTACTCATTATAAAATATCCTTTTTATGTTCAGTCAGCTTATGAAAAATTTGAATCTTATCGAATTTCTTAATGGCTATCATCACCACATTTTTGGTAGGACTATTATGTTTTCCTTTCTCTTTTGTCGGAAATCTTTTTTGATCTAAAAAATCTATTTCGCAATCTTTATATATTTTTAGCATCATGGAACCTGTCTTATCTTCTGGATAACGCCACCCTCTATTCTTTAATTTTTTGTAAAAAGTATCAAACTTAAAATAAGCATATCCGTCTTGAAGAAGAGTCGTTCCTGATTTAAACGATGCATCATTCTTAGCTTCGGGTCCTGTAATTTTTTGGTGTAAATTATCATGTAGTTTTTCTTTAGGAGTGGTTCCAATAGGAGGGGTTACTATCTTTTGACTTTTCCACAACACATCCAAAACCATTTGGTCTTCGTTTCCTTTAATGAGAGGTGGAGCAAAACCTGCTGCCTTAGAGATTGAGTTTCTTCTTTTACGCTGATCATTAACATGTTCTACTGTTTTACAATGAACAGTCGCAGTACTAATTCCATCGGGCTTAGTAACATCAAATTCAAATTCGGGATCTGGATCAAGATCAATTTTTCTTAAATTAGTTAAGACTGGATAATTTCCCTTAGAACCAGCTAATACTCCAAATTTTTTCTTGACACAGATTCCTTTTTTACAATGATCACTAATAGGACTTTGGGTACAGGTAAAGCCTTTTTCCGATTTATTCCATGATCTTAGTTTTGAATTCAAAATCCTATCATCCCATGCGTTGGCATGATGTTCTGCGAAATATTTTACAGGTGCGTTCTTAACTTTTTGTTTCCATGTATCTTGATACTTTAGTTTAACGAAGACATGATAGTTATACATAAATCTGTCTTTACCATCGAAGTTAGGATCCTTCATAATGGTAGAAAGTTTAGCTAAACAAGGGGGACCGTCTAAAAATTCATCATCCACTCCTTCCATATCTTTGTTTTCTATGGAAGTGGTAATGGTTGTTAGGTCAGTTTCACTTACAAGATTAGCTTCTGCAACCCCAACAAATTGTTCTAATGTAAATGGAGTTCCATCTATATTAAGAGCCTTTCGTTCTGTACTTTTATAATAGGGAAGATTAATAAATTGACCTGGTCTTAGTTCTCCTGTTTCATTGTTCTTAGTTAATTGAGTTTGTTTGGGAAAAATTTCACAGTCAGGTTTTAATTCGAACAAGGGTAAAAGGTTACTTAAAAAAGAGACAATGACAGAAGCTGATATAAATTCTTTTAAAAATAAAAATAAATGAAGTCCTCCACTTTTAGATTCAATGGGTATTAAAGGAAGTTTATATTCTTGTATAATATCAATATAAAATTTTTTGTTTTTGTTGTTAAAGTCTATATAGTTTTTTGGATCAACATCAATTACTCCAAAGACTACTTCAGAGTTTTCATTGCAGGGTTGTATACCTACAGACTTGTCTCCTTTTAAATGATCAGTATAAATGTGATCAGTGAAGGGTTCATAATTCCATCTGTAAACTGGTTTCTTTTTTCCACTTGGTTCGGTATATGCCGCTGGGTGGGTCATATCAGCCACGCCGTAGGCAGCCTTATAGCCATTAAATAATTTTATAAACTTTTGATCCATGCCAATAACTTTCTACGGGCGCCATTAAGTCTCCCGCTTGGCGCCCACTTTATTCCCCGGAGGGGAAATTTAGAAGGGTGCTTCAGCTCCTTTCGAGGCTGCTTCACCATGCTTTGCTTTAACATTTCCTTGAGAAATATTGTCAGCAAAAGTTTTAGCTTGTTGGTACATTTCCGTATTTGATACGGGACCAATCTTTTGTACCTCCCAGCCAAACCAAGTTCCTTTATCATTAGACTGTTGAACAGTTCTTAATTGATAAGTATGGCTAAAAGATGCAGGGGTAAACATTCCGTTTTTTCCCTTCATCTTTATTCCTGCCATCATTGAATTCCACTTTCT